TAACAATCTCCACACCCTTTGCCCGGCACTCATCAGCAAATGCCCGATAGCGCATCACACAAGGCCGTTTCTTCCATCTGTCGGCCTGAGTCTGTCTTGGCTTTGGCACTGGAACTATATTGAAAAGCATTGAATAGTATTGAATAGTATTGAAGGGTACGGATTAATAACATCAACCATCATCCTGTATCTTGTATCCACAATGTGTGGCCACATCAGCAATACGTTTGTTCAGCGCTGTGATCTCTCTGTTCATCCTGTCAACTTGCTCTAAGAGCGTTTCGATTAAGTCGTTCACTTTCTTGTCAGTTTCTTTAGTCCTGGTTGCCATTATCTTCCTTTCATATCAATCTTCTGGATTACTCTCAAACGATGCCCATTCGCCACAATCAGCACACAACCCCACCGAATCATGCACAGTTCCCCCCTTTGGCTCCGCACCGCAACAATTACTGACCGGACGAATATTGTCATCATCCATCAACAGGATGCCGTAGGATTTCATCTCGTCTTTCTCGTCTTTTTCGCGGCTCATCACCCATGCACCAGTTTCAAATGCTTGTCACTTGGACCCGGCAAGTTGTCAGACAATGGCGCTGTTAGTGCAACGTTGTATTTATTCATCAACTCTTTTTGACTCTTGCTGTACCCATTAGCCAAAACATCGGCAACAATGTCATCAAAAGCCAATAGGTAATTGGTCGCTTGAGCATTGAGATAAAACGAGTCCTGGTTGTTTAAATCGTAATGACCTATCTTTGCGCGAAACATCACCCCCAATGGTGTACTGGCGCTCTGCGCTTGTGCCACCAATGCACTAGCTGTGGGTGCTTCAAGTTTGGCTGACTGTGAGCCTATACCGATCTCACGCAAAATATCTGTGATGGATGCTGGCGTTGGCCTCCATTGCGATCGAGTGGAGTTTATCTTCAACGCTTGCATCACATCTTTGAGTGAGTATTCCAGCAACGCATCAAAGCAGATCACCATCACATCTTCATCAACAGCCTTACCGGTCACCATTTTGCTGTAGACATTCCACCCATCAGCGAAATCTTCAAAGTCTTTGTCTTTCATGTCGTACCCCCTATGGTTCGATCAACAACAACACCCTCGATAACATTGTCCTCTGTACCGAGGAACTTGCGTTTCAACTGGTATTTGCCTTGTGCTTGATGTGGTTTCTGTGGCTGCATATCATCTTCCCAACGATCACCGTTGAGGTAGGTCTGTGGGTTAGGCACATAAACACCACCATCTTCGATCCATTTGCCGTCATTGAGTAATCTTGCTTCAATGTCCGACACAATCATTTCGCCAATGTCATCCAACTCTCTGCGTTCCCAAATTGCAGCACATTTCTTGCGCTCTTTTTTCTTCGGGTAGACAGACCAGAAATCATCGAATGATGTAATATTACTATCAGTCTTATTACTATCAGTCTTGTTAATATTCAGTCTTATTAAGGGCGTCGGTTTCCCACTTGTGGGTTTTGCACTTGTGGGTTTTGCACTTGTGGGTTTCCGACCAGTGGTTGATTCCTCTAGCTTTCCGACCGTTATCGTTGTTCCATTTGATGTTTTGGTGGTGATATACAGGCCAATTTGCTTCAATTCATTGGTCGCAGAGCGCCATTTATGACTGCCGATCCCTAGCGTTTTGCGTATCTCTGCCGAGCGAAATACCCAATCTTTACGCTTACTACTCATGTACACAAAGATACCAAGAGCATCCATTGACAGGCCCAATTCAAACCAACTGTGATAAACCTTGGTGTATCCCTTAGACATCCCTAATCGCCCCTATCCGTCTTGTTGCAACTTGGCATATCAATGCCTAATCTGTGGCTGTGTCCATAAAGATGAATGAGTGCCACATGATGCAAATAATCCGCAATCGTCCGATCATCAAGCGCAGCCAACTTAGACAACGCCAGGTATTCCGAGTCGGTGAATCTCGACTTGACCTCATTGGTTCGTTTCTCATTGCCGACCATCATTCACCTCATCAGTTCGATCTGTTCGTTGAATTTGCCCAAAAAGAACCCCCGGTTAAGGGGGTTAAAGAGGCGCTATCCATAGATGTCAGGCCGTAAGTCTTTGCGAGATATGCGGCCAGATGTAATGCTTTCTATTTTCTGTGCTTGTCGATATGAAATGTTGCGCTGACCCAATTTAATGAGCGATATGAGTGACTCAGACACATCAAGTGCTTGTGCTGCTTTTCGCGCCCCACCACAACTGCTTACAAATTCGTTAAATTTATCCATACCATCATTTTACGAAATGGAACAATATAACGCAACCTTTTTCTTTACAGATTGTAATAATGACGAGGCGAATGAGTGCCACACTATGTGGATGGGGAAACCATGGCAACAAATAACAAAAGAGTTAATGCGCGAACAGGGCCGTACATCATCATGGATGGCTGATAAACTGGGCGTAACCCAAGGTGCGTATTCGCGATGGATGGGAGGCTCAAATAACCCTAGGATCGAAACAATCAGAGCCATAGCTGCTGTCCTACACGTTCCGGCAACCCAACTGATAGACCCAGACATCGACCTACCAGCCGACCACGAGCAGAAATTACTGGCAGACTTTCGCGAGTTATCCACAGACAACCAGCAAACAATAATCACCCTTATTCAATCACTCAAAAAGTAATCCTCATTAACAAATGATGTAAGCCGACACTTACACCCCCCCCCGATATAACGTATCGTAATAAACCCTTGCATTTTATTATTACGTTTTGTAAACTATCTGTGAACCAAACGAAAAGGCAAAGACGATGACCGATTACAAACACTGCACATCAAGACCAGTTCAGCAGCCACAACCAGCAGAATCATGGCTTGAATCTGTGCTGACAGGTATCGCATTCATTGCTTGTTTGGCAGCATCATGGGCAGTTCTTGCCCTTGTTTCCTTTAATTAGACGGAGAGGATCATGATTAAGAATATGGCTCGACCCTATTTTCAACAGTTGCAACTCGATGAAGAACAGCGTATTGCAGACATTAAACAAGGCCGTGACGATGCCATTAGCGGCAAACCGTTAGCAGAGCAGTCCTATGACTATTATACCGGGTACACACAAGCGCACCTGACTGCTGCATTGAACTTGCTAGGGGGTAAAGATGAACCCATATAGCGATTTTGCCACCGATGAGCAAAGAGATGGTGTATGCAAAGCCACCAATCAACACATTGCTATCGACCAAATAGAATTTGCAAAGGTTATGGATCGGGTCCGCAATAAAGCAGACGATGAGGCAGCACAAAAGATTGAGGCCAAAACTGAACTGCTTGAAGAGTTAGAGAAAATTCTTCTCGATTTATCTTTCAACCAAGCAGCATCACCCCATCTTTATGAGGCTGTTGAAGATGAACGCGACACGCTGAAAAAGGAACTGTCATGAATATCAGACAAAAACTCAGCATCGTTCAGAAGAACCTGGTAGCCAATAAAGGGCAGACCAATTCATTCGGCAACTACAGTTATCGCAATTGTGAGGACATTCTTGAGGCGTTAAAGCCTCACCTTGACGGTTGCACCGTTACTCTTTCAGATGAAATGGTGATGGTGGGTGATCGTATATACGTCAAATCTACCGCAACCTTTGCCGATGAATCCCATGCCATTGATGTCACGGCCTTTGCGCGTGAACCCGAAAGCCGTAAAGGTTTTGATGACTCACAGCTTACTGGGGCAACCGGGTCTTATTCGCGAAAATATGCTTTGAATGGTCTTTTCGGAATTGACGATGTGAAAGACATGGACACGATAGACAACAGAAAATACGAAACACTCAAAGCCAAAGTTGGACCAATAGACGAATCCGCTAATGCCGTTCTTGAATTAATAGCTAACCCAGATATAAGCGAGAGTGAGCAAGACTCAGGTATTCATGAGATATGGTCAGAGTTGTCGCGTGACGAGCAAACTGTGGCATGGAGAGCCATCAGTAAGGGTGGTTATTTTACTCAAGAACAAAAGGACTTGATTACACGCGCATCAGCGTCAGCAGCATCAAATTCAACCACAGATAAGGAAAAAGCAGCATGAGTAAAATAGGAATCAACATAAGCATTGATGTCAGCAAGATCGACAAAGCAAGGCTATTCAAAGGTAAGAAAGGTACATATATGGACCTGACCACTTTCATTGATCCAGAGAAACCAGATCAGTACGATCAGCATGGTTTTATCTGCCAATCCACTTCCAAAGATGAGCGTGAAAAAGATGTTAAAACACCCATCCTGGGTAATTGCAAAGTATTCTTCACCGAGGGAGGTAGCACTGCTACTGCTGTTGGTGATGCCCCAGTCGTGGGTAATGCTGCATTTGATGACGATATTCCGTTTTAGGGAAAAGCAATGAGCGAATATAAATCAGAAAGAAAGGCGCTGACTCAGGCTTTTGAAGCATTAATAAAAGAAATAGAAACACTTGATAGCAGTCCATTCGGGGAAAGGGTGAAAGTGGCCATCGAACTCATTGAGGCCAGGGTGATGCTGCTTGAGATGAAAGCAATTGATGCTGAAATAGCGATAGCAGAACTAAGAAAGTTGTAAGGCAGCGCGTAAATCGGTGAGTGGCGTGGAGTCATGTCCAAACAACCTCCGAGGATGCCGGTCCGATCACCTCAAGCATAGGCAGTTTATGATCTTTTTCTGCCTCTCCGGGTTGGGTGCGGCATCACCCTTTTTAATAACTAATGAGGTGAGATATGAGAATTTGGAGAATTAATTTTGATGATAGCTGTGCCAATTACTATGAGTGGTTTGGCACAAAGAAAGAGGCCGTAAAACGATGGAATGAGGTGATTCGTGATGCCAAGAAAGCGGAGCAAACAAGAACCATAGAATCACCCTGTGGCGTGGCGTGGACCTTGTACAGTGGTCAGCCGGAATTAGTAAAAATACCTGATCGGAAAGACGATCTAATTATTTTTCTGAACATATACTTTAACAACGCAGATGGCACAGGAACATGACCGAAACGATCACATTAAAGGAACAATTAAACCAGGTAACAAAAAGGGCAGCATATAACAGAGGTTACCTAACTGAACTTATTACGGCATTAAGGGCCGACCCTTTTGAGGCTTTGGACGAGGTATCAGAGGACGCATATAATAAGGGAAGTCAACAAGCGTCAATCGACATTGCTAATATTCTATCTCCGCTTTTGCAAAGTACGCTTGACCGCGAAATCACAGACAAGGAATCTGGGCAATGATAGGCTCATTGGTGATAGATCAAACCGACAGTTACGAAATGACCCGGAGCAAACTGTATAAGGCGCTCGTTGATAGCAATTTCGACAAGTTTTTAGCCAGTGAGTTGCTTGGTCTGAAAATCTATGAAACTCAAAGATTGATGGCTGAGTATCAAATTAAAAGACCTTACAAGATGTTATGAAAATTTGTCGCAGATGCACGACTGAAAAGCCAATGGTTAGCTTTTATGTGAACCGGGCAAGGTCAGACGGTCGCAACTCAGTGTGCAGGGAGTGTCTGAACGCTGAACGCACAACTTTCATCACTTGTCAGAAGTGTAGTGTTGAGAAAGCATCTAACCAGTTTTATCTGAGCATCAACCGTGACAGGCGTATGAGCGTGTGCAGTGAATGCTATGGCCCATCACCAACTCGAACCTATGGCGAAAAACCCTACCGACCCAAAGAAACCACAACTGCCGACCCAGTTGACTATAAACGCATCAGGTCGCATCTTGCAGCCACCATGAAGCAACTGCCATCTGACAATCGTAAATTGGTTGAAATATGGAATGACCACACAGATTTCATTTTGCCGCGCAACAGCACAAAAGACCTGCCGCTAAAAGTAATCGGCGAGGATCATCCTCAGAAAGAAACCAAAGATGTTGCAACCGCAGACCCCAGAACTCAGGCGTTACAAGAACTCAGCAACTATTTTGGGCAGCGTGGACCCAACTATTCAAGTAGAGATTAACTACATGGCCTTGTCATGAGGCATTGTCAACACCAATGCCTAAATCAAGGGTCACCCAGTGGGCGGTGGTGACGGAAGAAAAAACACCCACAGCCGGAGGCGCTAGACCCTCTCCGATAATCTGCGTATCTGGAAAAGTGGAGCAGATTATTCTCAGAGTCAGCGTTGATCCGGCAAACTTACTTTCATGAGGTCACAGATGCAAGACATTATCAAGAGCGACACAACGATTTACCATGAGCCGTCCAAACCTCGACTTAAATCCTCAATGGGCCGCAAGATAGATTGGCCTATGCTAATCATAAAATTGAAGTCGCAGAGCGGTCTACGGAATAAAGAGATAGCTAACGACATTGGCATGACTGAGGTGAAGATAGCAAAGATATTGAGTGAGTCTAGCGATTTCAAAGAGGCGGATCAAGCAGTGGCGTTGCTCGATGCTTACTTGATCTACTGTGATGACACACCTCCGAAAATTGGCGATTTCGAGTAACACCATGAACCTCGTCACCATCAAAAGATTTGCGGATTTGTCAGGCTACAGCGACAATGCGATTAGGACTAAGATCAAGCGAGGCGAATGGACCTTTCACATTACGGCCCCGGATGGTCGGGTATTAATCAGCATTTTGGGGTATGAGGCATGGGCATCGGGGTCAGAGCAGCAAGCAAGACAACAATCGAAATCACTTTCCAACTTGCCGGAAAGCGCCACCGGGAACGGCTCCAGCTTATCCCCACCCCCTCTAACTTAAAGAAAGCGCAGCGCCACAGAGATGCGATTCTTGAGGCGATTGAACTCGGTGTATTCGAGTATGCCACCACTTTCCCGGACAGCAAACACGTGCTAAAGCCAGTAACCCTAACGCTTGAACGCTACCTGGACGAATGGTTATCGGCCAAACGGCCAACTCTCAAAGCATCCACGATTGCCGGGTATGACAAAATCATTGGGCAGATTATCGCTCAGTTCGGCAACGTACAACTACACCAATTAACCAGGCGAATGGTCCGAGAATGGGTCGCTGGCATGAGTTGCAGCACCAAACGCATTTCAAATATATTGTCACCACTTCGATCAGCACTACAGGATGCTGTCTATGACGATCTAATCAAAACGAACCCCCTTTACGGTTGGAACTACAAGAAGAATGAGCCGCCCAGGGAGAAAAGAATCGACCCTTTTACCTCTGATGAACAGGCCATATTGCTCAACCAGGCATCAAATGAGGCTCAATTGTGGATAACTTTCGCTCTATGGACAGGATTGCGTACATCAGAGCAGATTGCCTTGCAATGGGGTGACATTGATTGGAATCGTGGAGTGATGCAGATTAGCCGCGCCAAAACACAAGATGCTAGACAGGCAGAAACACCTAAAACAACGTCAGGCATCCGTGAAGTGAAGTTATTGCCCCCGGCACTCGATGCACTGACACACCAAAAAAAGTACACGTTCTTAGCAGATGGGCCTGTATTCGTGAATCCACGCACCAAACAGTGCTGGACCGGAGATCAGCCGATCAGACGCACATTATGGATTCCGTTACTCAAAAAGGCTGGTATTCGTTATCGTTCACCGTATCAAACACGGCACACCTACGCATCTATGATGCTATCAGCCGGTGAGCCTTTAGCCTGGGTATCAAAGCAACTGGGTCATTCAGATGTGCTTGTTACCGCTAGAACCTATGCGACCTGGATACCGGACGCGCGACCAGAGGCCGGTGAAGCTGCTGTGAAATTGTTTGGAAAAGGTTAGAGAAAATGCTGGCAGAATTGCTGGCAAATCTTGACCAACTATGACCAACTATGACCAACTCTGTGCCAGCATTTTCCCATGAACCCAGTGTTTTTGGTGGAGGCGGGGGGAATCGAACCCCCAGTTAGTGATTGATTTGTAAGGGTTATTTCAAGATGCTGGCATAATTGCTGCCAATATCAGTTTGATTCCGTGTTTGGGAATCGAATTACTTACGTTTGTTGTCAGCCCATCTCCGCAGCAAAGACGCTTTGTTTCGTCCTCGTCTACCGATGTTAAAGTTACTCATGTCCTGGTCAATCACATGATGCGCTTTCCGAGCCGCAACATTTGAGGGGTGATTTTTTATGAACTGAGATTGAGATATGCCGCTGGGTTTCTTGCCGGTTTTATATGATGGAAACACACCGGCCTTGATTTCTTTCGCCCAATGTTTGGCTAGTTTGCTCTCTGGGATAATCTTGCCCTGTTGGTCATAGCCTGGAACGCTGTAGATTTTGCCCCCAACATCCACGCCTGTGGTCATCACTGTGGTGGTTTCACCAGACTTGTGAATTAATGGGTAAGCACCTCCACGCCCATACAACGATTGACGATGGTAATCTCTGTTTGGTGTTCCTGTTTTGGAAAAGCCTTTTCTGTCTTTTGTCGCGCCCATAATATCCTCAGTAGTAAAAAACGTGCATAACTTCTTCCAGATAACCCACTGCTAATGCGCTCATGATGGCTGCGATGGCCACATAAACAAATAACTCAGTGATTACTTTCATCCCACCTGGTCTTTTCTGGGCGAATATCAATGTGGACCCAGCCCGAATACAGGCCGATGCCATAGCGATCAGGATAGCGCTCGTTCAGATGGTGGTATATCTCTGCCGGGGTATTGCCTTTGACGATAATGTCAGCAGCCTTAGAAATAACATGAAAACTTTTTAAAGCGCCACCAGAGGCTTTATTATGTTTAGCACACCGATTACCAGATGAGATGATTATCGGCCCTGTGTGCGATCTAAGCGCCTCTAATACCCTGATTAACTCATAGTCAATACTATCCTGATCACATCCACACTGGCACGCAAATTCCTCGCGACTAAAATGCTCTGATAACTTAGTCACCAGCGCACTCTATCTTTATGGAGTTAGGTGACAAACGACTTGCAACTGCCGACCGGACGATTCTCCTTTTGGACAACCCCAGGGAGCAATACTTTGAAACTGCGATGGATGCGGTATTTTCCACAACAGTCAGTGCAGAGCAACCGGTCAAGAACAGTGGTAGAAATAGCAGAGCAATCATTGCTAACGTGAACAATCTTGGAAATCTAATCTCTTGGCTCATAGTGACCGGCTCCGAATAAACGTAACGTGAAATAGATAACAAAGGCCTGGGTCGTGCGCATCCCCAATCCCAACATGGATTCTAAAAGCACAGAATCAGCTTGTTTTCGTGTAAATCCCAGGTGAGCAGACTCAGCACTATATAAATAATCGTGGATCACACTCCCCGGCCTGATAGTCCAGTGGTCTGACGAACAATAAAAGGCCAAAATCGGAGGGATAGACGCAAAATTCGTCTTAAAATTTTTGGGTACGATGATAATATCCCCCAAATTCGTAATATAGCTAAAGCGTGATGTGAGGATGTAAAAATCTTCCCCCCGGACCGCTTCAATCTTCAACTTATTCTTAAACACTAAACACCTCCACTATCAACAAGTACATCAGGTGAGCCGTCAGAAACACCATGAAAGAAAGCGCCAGTAACACAATCATGATCGGATACTGATGTAGCGCGGCCACTCACTTCAAAATGTCCAGGAAAGACTCAGGGAGCAGACTCAAGACAAGGATTCCAGCGACAAAGGCTCTCACTTGTGCCATCATGGTCCTCAGTTCATCAAGCCTTTCTTCTAGTCGATCTTGTCTTGCTCTAAGCGCGACAATCTCCCTATCAATCCCGGTGATTTTCGTGTCGGTTACAGCGCACTGCTCTGGTGTTGGCATTATTACTCCTGTAAGTTGTCCAGTTCTCGTTTGAATCGTTCAATCTTCGCGCGATCAATGGGTGATTTATCCTCGATGGATTCCAAATCAAACAGTTCATCTTCGATTGTTCTGATCCTCAACTGCTTAATGTCACCGTGAATATTTGCTACTTCATCAGCCATCGCATACCTGGAATCTGCAAACATCAAAATTGATACGGTGATCGTAATAATACTGACAACGCTGCTTGCCATCACTGCCACCACTGTCGCTGTTTTGTCCATGTCAACCACACAGATAAATGCAAGCGACCTGTTTTACTTCACTCGAGGATGTGAAAGTCACCGGCTCCCTCACTTTTGCCACCGTAGTCGCTCTAATGATGTCATCGGATTGCTTCATGCCCTTGCCTGGCATCGAGGAAGAAACGATCAGATCACCGATGTCTAAGTTGCCAGCCTCGCCACAAATATTGATTTGACCCTCGCCAAGCGCATTGATCTGACCCACCTGGTTGTTAAGCAGCAATCCTTGATGTTCATCTGCTACTTGAGGTGTGTGAGATATGCCATCTTGGACCAACTCAGAAAGTGCAGCCGGAACATGGTCTGGCAGATAGTCAACAAATACACCAACAACACCCTTTTGATTAGCGCTGTTTGATGGTCCAGCAATAGTGATCGTATCGGATAAACCTTTCCGCGCAGCAACAGACTGATCGACTACAATGTCACCCGACTCGATGGTTGTGCCGTTAGGAATAAGTACATCATGAGCGCCAGTAAAAGGACCGGTTGAACCTGTTGTTGTATAAATCGAGTAGGAACCTTTAGCTATTTCTACATAACTACTTGCAGACCCAGCGTTGTTCGTAGAATACGCGATAGCCAGTAATCCAGAGTCACCAGTACCGACAGCACCCAGAGTATCCCAATTACCGAAAGTGCTAGATGTGCCTCCACCCACCGCAACCACCCCGGCTGATGTTCCTGATGTGGCCGTTGTGCCTCCGGCAATCGCATTGCCACCAGCAGTATTTGATCCAATCAAACCGTAATTACCAGAAGTTCCAGAAATGTACGCTCCACCAGCATCATTACCACCCACTGATGCACCAGCACCGAGTTGCACTGTTACACTGTTAGTTGTTTTCTCCGAAACATCAGTCATCTTAGCCATCGTCAGCGCACCGGCTGTGATATTGCCAGCAAGGATGGAATTTGACGCTAAGTGAGTCGATGAAATGACCCCGGCTGCAATCTTCCCGGCCCCAATTGCATTGGCTAGAATTTTGTCAGAGGTAATCGCATTAGTCGCAATGGTTCCAGCAGTTATGGAGTTGGCTGCCAGGTGACTTGTTCCAATTGCACCGGCCAGAATCTTGCCAGCAGTGATGGCATTGGATTGAATATGCCCGGCATTGATCGTGTTGACATCAATCTGCCCGATTGCAATGTACCCGGTGAGGTCTGTCGTTGCAACCGTAGCAATAAAGTTTGTGCCATCATAACGATAGAGTTTATCGTCAGAAGTGAGGAAAACCATCCGGCCCTCTGTATTGCCAGAGGTCGGTAAAGCAGCCAATACTTCGATGCCATTTCCTGATGCCGTGACCGATGGAACCACCTGGGTCCAGGTCATCGTGCCAGAGATGTCTTTTAAAATATAGAGCGTGTCGTTTGTCGTATTGAAGTAAAACGATCCCTCCAACAGATCAGTCACAACCGGAGCGCTGGCGTTGACTGTTCCAGAAAGTCCGGCATACACTTCATAGCTTGTACCGTTATGCCTGTATAGCTGACTGTCTGTTGTGTTAAATACGGTGTCACCCACACTACCGCCAGATGATGGAGTAGTTGTGACCGATGGAATGACCGTTGAGTCAGTCGCAGCGGTCAACAATGGCACACCACCAGCAGTTGAGCCATCATGGACCACCAAAGTATTCTTGTCAGTATCGACCGTAACCTCTCTAGCTAGTCCGGTGAACGTTGAATGTTGGGTAGTTGTGCCACCTCTTAGTTTGAGTTGTATGCTCATATCAGCCACCTTTCAGTTCAGCTAGTCGTGCTTCAAGTTCAGCTATCTCATGCAACTTAGGGTCTGTCCAATCGGGGTTTAAAGTCCATGCTGAACCATCGAACAGGTATTTTCCCCCTTGCCAATCTTCGGGGGAAGTTACCCCTGTGTGAATGGTTGCGTTGGTAGAGTTCATATCCCCAATAATGAAATGAGGACAGGTTATCTCTGTTGGTGTTGCGACTAGGTTATGCTCATCATCGAATATGTAAGCAGATACGCTAGTGTCGTTAAATGTAATGGTTTGCATTGCTTATCCTTTGATTAATAGTTTAGTTGCTGAGAGTGCTATCCCTGCGTAAACGCTTGGATCGCCCGCTGTTGTACTTAATGTGCCATCAGTCTGAACGTAATATTTAGAGCCTGTGGTTAGTCCTGATTGAGCATCATCTGTCGCACCGACTACTTGAATAGTTGCTGTTGCGGCATTTGCGTATGCTCCGTCTGAGATGCCGATGTAGTTGTCGGAGGTTAGGTTACTGTCTATCCATCCAGTAGTCCAAACAACACCCCTACCGTAAGTAGTTGAAGCCTTATAAGCAATGACCATTTTGTTACTATTAGAATCGAAAACAGCGGCTGGATGGTCGCCTGTGCCTGAGTCATATACAACTGCGGTGTCCATCGCAATGTTAGTACCTGTTATAACCCCTGCGCTTACCCTACCGTCATTATTAGAGTTTTGAAATACAACCAATGCTCTGCCAGAAAACGAATCAAAAGCACAAGATATTTTGTATGTAGTAGCATTGTTAAATGTCACTGCTGTACCGAACGAGATGGTTGTGCCTGATACTGTGCCTACTGCGACCTTACCAATATTTGAATTACCGTTATCTTGATAGCCGAGTATTACCTTATTGGCATTAGTATCGAAAGCTAATGAAGTGGGTCCAGTAGCCCCACTGTTAAAGGATACTGGTGTGCCGAACGAAATGGTTGTGCCTGATACTGTACCCACTGCGGCTTTACCATAATCGGATGCTCCATCGTCTTTAAATGCTACAACTACCTTGTTTAAATTAGAGTCAAAAGTTGCACTGAACTTACTAGAGTAACTAGAATGGAAAGTAACTGGAGTGGCAAATGATATGGTAGTACCAGAGATAGTACCTATTTCTGCCGTACCATAACCAGCGGCATTTTCAGAATCATTGCGGATCAATACTATTTTATTACTGTTGGAGTCAAAGGTCATTACTGTTTCATAACCGTAACCACCACTACCAAAAGCTCCTTGGCTACCGAATGATATAGACGTACCCGATACAGTACCTACTTTCGTTTTAGAATTACCACCAGAGTTTTGATAACCAACAACGACCTTATTAACATTAGAGTCGAAAGCTACTGAGAAATTAGATGTGGTCACACTGTTAAAGGATACTGGTGTGCCAAACGAAATGGTTGTTCCCGATACAGTACCTACTACTGCCGTACCATAATTTCCGGCAGTATAATTCCGATAAACAACAACCACTTTGTTACTATTAGAATCAAATACTGCTCTTATGTCAGCGACATTTGCCTCATGGAATGTTGTAGCCGATCCTACGCTTTGGGTATAGGATGTACCGGAGATAATTTTAACCTTTCCGTCACTCTGTAGCACAACATTACTTCCATTTTCCAAAGCACCTGATGCTGTCGCTTCAATAACTCCACCAGATGCAGGGAGATTGGTTAAGTTAGCACCCGATACTGCCGGTAATTCTGCCGACCCATTGAGTTGAACCAGTTGATTCGCTGATGTTCCAATGCCGTTAGTTGCGAGAGTTGTTAAGTCTGCATCACTAGCTTGTTTGGCATCTAACTGAGTCTGAATCAGGGATGTCACTCCATCAACATAATTCAACTCTGTTGCAGTAGCCGTCACATCAGAGATTTGGCTTGCTGTCACTGATGTCGCAACCGGTGCAACAGCCGTCCATGCTGACCCGGTATAGACTTTCATCGCACTCGTTGCGGTGTTGAAATAGATCGCACCGGTCAATAGCGCATTACCGTCATTATCTACACTCGGATCACTAGATTTCTGCCCCAGGTATCTATCATCAAAGTTGTCGTATGCTGTTTCCGCACTGGTTGCAGAAGTAGCCGCATTTGTCGCACTGGTTGCTGCACCGGATGCACTGGTTGCCGCATTGGTTTCACTGGTTCCAGCATTAGTTTCTGAAGTAGCCGCATTGGTTGCTGATGTGCTGGCCGCAGTTGCTTTTGTCGTGGCCGTTGCTGCGCTAGTTGTCGCACTACTGGCACTCGATGTGGCACTGGTAGCGCTTGCAGTTGCACTAGTTGCACTTGCAGTTGCGCTGGTTGCTTGTGTGGTCGCTGTTGATGCTGATGTTGATGCTGATGTTGCCGATGTCGCTGCATTAGTTTCTGATGTTCCGGCATTGGTTTCGGCTGTTTCAGCGTTTGTTTCTGCTGTTTCTGCTGCGGTCTTTGCAACCACTGCTGCTGCTCTTGCGATCTCCGCACTGGCCGCATCTGCTGCCGCACTATTGGCTGCTGTCGATGCCGTGATAATGGTATCCATGTTGTCGGCAACACTGGTCACATTGGTGTCGTTGTTCGCAACCGTTGTGACATTAGCTGAAATACCGCTTACTGTTGTGATGTCTGTCCGAATATCATAAACGCCTTGCAGCGCACCGGTTGGACTTGCTGGGTTGCTAACAGGATCAGTGCTGGCTATGGACCCATAATCAAATGAATCTCTTGAGCCATTCAGATCAGCCGCAACCGTGTTGATCGTGTCGATGTTGTCAGTAATGGTGCTGACATTGATGTTGGTGTCATCTAATGCCGGGTTGCCGTCCGCATCAAAGATTAGTGTTTTGTTCGCCCTAGTCGCTGCATCACCAGCCAATTCCGGCAGTGGTAGATCACCAGAAGTTTCGCTAAACCGAATCGAGCGAGTATTGATAGCGCTCTCATTCTGTTGAGCCATCATCACTAGTTTGTCGAAATCATCGTTCAGTGTTTCACTGAGCAGCGCCCCACCGGTTTGGTAATCCGATGACCTGGCGATAGGAATATCCCGGACAATGGTCACAATATCACCGGTTGTTGCACCGGTCACTAAGGTGACTGTGCCACCGCTAGATGTACCAGCACCGGACACAGTGTAATCTGTGGTTAGGGTTTTGAGTGTGGACCCGATATAGACTTTCAGATCACCGTCAGCAAATATCGGAAATGAGTAAGTGAAAGCAGTCTGGGCATTAGTTGCCGTGTACTGCGCTCTTGGTGTCACATCACCAACGGTCAAAGTTGCCACTATCGGCCTCCTGTATTATTAATCATGGGGTTGGAACTGCTTGCCCTGGTTTCCACCAGTGCTTTTGTTTATATTCTTTCTCGCGCCTTTTTTTACGGCTGTTCATCTTATTTCTTTCATTCGGATTAACCTTAATCTGAGCCTGTTCAAACACACGCTCCCAGATGACTCTTGTTTGCCAGAGTGAGGATGCAATCGGTGTGCTGTTCTTCACCAAGTTCAATGTATCTGAGGCTACATCATCCAGTTCACCATCAAGTAAGTTAGCAACCGTTGACTGTCCAAATCCAATCAAATCACTCGCCTTGCCAACTGCCGGACCGGCTACTGTCACCGCTAACCCACCACCAAAACGACTCTGATCTGAGAAAAAGAAATCACCAAAGATACCCACACCACCCCCTTGCATAAAGGCCGCTAGTGCAAACTCTTTGCTGTCCATCTCTCTCGGTGTTCTGCCCCGGCTCATGTCTTTAGCTTGTAGTGCTAATGCTCCGAGTGCGGTTGTCGCTGCAACCATTGTTCCGGCATAGGCTAATCGACCGCCTTTAGCTATTCGCATCGAGCGACCCATGTGCGTAAGCATCAAAGTCACTGGAAAGGATTTGAACATGGTTAATGTCCTGGCTGCTTCACCCCAAAAAGTACCTGTACCGAGTCCTCCTGAGAGTGCTGCCCTGGTTCTTGCATCAGGACTTGGTACAGCGAAATCACGCTCTGTTAGGACCATCGCTTGAAACTTGTCGATCAGTGCATTTTGCTCCCGGATACTTTCTTCAAGTGCGGCCACTTCTTCATTCAGTTTCTTCCGCGCCTTTTTATCCAGGTCTTTATCAAATAAGCGCTGCTGCATTTCTTCCAGGCCATCAGACAATGGATTGTTGCGTAACTGATTGGGGTCAAAGTATTTCACCGTCACATTACTGGCGCGAATAAACTGCACATCTGCGTTGCTAATATCGTGCGTTGGTAGTTGTCGCATTAACTCCCAATCCTCCGGGGTGATGCCATACTCTTTGAATGTGAGTTTCAAACTGCTATCGAGTCGATCCCATCGTTGTCCTACGGCTGCACCAATCGCACCCATGAACTCTAGGTTAAACGTATTCTGTTGCATATCTGTCCAGGCATTAAGGCCCGACAGTTTAAAGGTGAAATCTGCCCATTTCGCTGACATTTCATTTGATTTGCCAGCAATATCGGTAAACCGGTTGCCACCCATAGCCATATTGGACCAAGCACCCTGGGTTAATCCTAACCGCAAGGCTAGTTTCTTCTTCTCTGTGGCTGTTTTACCACCGGCCATGAACGATGAAACCACCCCCTCTACTGAGGTCTTTGCACCTTTCATAAATCCCATGTGTCGTGCTGCGGTCATCGCTTGAAAAGCAATATCAGAGAGTGCCGACAACTGCGCTCCACCCAACATAATTGAACTCAGATAGTTGCGCGTTGATCGCATCGTGTTGGCCGCTCTTTCGCTGCCAGTGACCTGACCACCACTGACAATGCGGAATACCGCATCTAAGGTGCTATTACCAGCCTTATGACCACCCTTATTCATGATCTCATCTTGCTGCACCAGGTACTTGAGTTGTTCATAAGTATGCCCTGGATTACTGCCGAATACTTCCATCAGTGCAATTTCTTGTGACATTCCGTCAATATGGTCATTGATCGTTAATAGAATATCTTTCTCACCAAACCGGTTGTTATATTCAATCCAATCCTCCGGTGATTTAAAGTGTAGGCTCCGATGGTCTTGGTGTCGGTTGCCGACCTTACTACTGTTCCCTGAGTTCTTGGTTTTGTTGAATCCATCTGTCCTGACAGTTTCATAGGTTTTATCTAAAAACGCCTCTGGGTCATCTAGCGTTTTACCGTTAAACTCTAACTGCTCGGCTTGCATACGCTCCCAATCTAAACGATCCCGGATAAAATCTTTCCACCCATCCGGTCCAGCCTTGCGGATTAGTTCAGCATGATGGGATTGTGGTAACGCCCAATCACCCAGCTTGCTAATCTTGCCACCGGCCAGGTTAAACCGTCTGCGTAGTTCTTCAAATGCACCGGCTAGTGCTGTTGCATTGTTCTTGCTAGATGCTGCTCTCGTTCCGTCAAACTTGGATTCACCACCCAACAGAACGCGAACCATATCCTCCAAACCCTCTTTGTCCTGTTTCCAAATCGGAATGTAACCTTTCGACTTCAAACGATAGTCATCAAAGAAATCGTACAGGTCTTTAGTGACGGCCCCTTTGACGGCCTCGCCTAAGTTCTCAACATTCTGGAACCCAGCACTTTCACCCATGCGCTTGACCATCAAGGACATTAACGCCTCTCTAGCCGGGATATTCTTTTCGTTAGCGAATAGGGTTGTTTTTAGTTCATCGTAGCGATGTGCATCTCTGGTGGTAATCTTGCGCTTGTAATCAATCTGACCCTTGATCTCACCCATCATTAGGCCCATGTCACCATCATGCTGCTTGCTTAGTATCTCAAACTGCTCTAACTGTGCCGTAGTGAGTAGCGGTGTACACTTATTTGCCATCAGCTAACCCCACCATACAAGTTTCAAAATCTTTCCAAAGTTGTTCCTCTGCATCAAATTCTTCCATGACTTCTGCATAACTGCGTACTGTTGCGGTGATCTCACTGCCCTCAAGGATTGGAGTACCAGGTACCTCTAAATCTGCGTTGTATTTACCCTCTACTGGAGCAGCCTTAATGTTCTTAGCATCAAAGATGACGGTTTCATCACCGGCTTTTATTCCCTCATATCCGGCTGCTTGTGCTTTCTCTGTGAGGACCATCGCACCGTTGGGTCTAGTCCGAACATACTCAGCAAGTGACTCTTTACGGTCTACCAGCAAGCCGGGGAAATGCTCGTTTACATAGTCTGAATAATGAACAAGTCCTCCAGTACGCACTTTATCCATTGTGCGTATGAAATGCTCTTTAAGGTCTTTGATTGCGTCTTCTTTGGTAAGTGGTGCATCCCTCATGTTGTAGTTAGGCTCGAACTTATCCACATAGTCATACTCTGGATCAGTATCGCTACGCTGCACAGGATCACCAATCCGAGCAATAAACCCCTCGCTACCGTCTGAGTTATCCTTGAGCAAGAAATCCACGTTGTCATCTATGTACTCATTGACATCAGTGATTGCCTTTAGCGCCTGTTGGTGTTCTTCGTCCAGAGCGCCTATTTCGTCCAACCTCCTAGCGTAATTAATGAATCCCCAGGGTTCTTGATGGGTTGGACTTGTTGCATCCCCTATCAGATCAATGATGTTAGCGTTGGTCATCCATTCGCTTACATGAGGACCGTAATACTTGGCTTCACCTGTATTGTCAGTAAAATAATGACCAGCACCATAAAACCCAGCATCATTTGCCGAGCCAATCATATCGTCTTTAAACTCCGAAAATATGCTGTCTGATCCGTGATATAGGTTAGTGCGTGTAATCGGTCGGTCATCAAAGTGACCCATCTGACTCTCGGCCTCGGCCCTAGCATCCAATACTTCCTCAACCGAAACACCTTGCGCTTCACTTTCTTCGATAACCTTGGCTCGTTGCTCTAGTATCTGAGCCTCACCCTCTAAGCCATTCTCACGCGCTACTTTCGCAGCATGAGTCCAACCGAGTGCATCCCCGATAGCGTAACCCACACCGGACAATAAGCCTGTGCCAGCCATGACCATTAAGGTTTCTTCGGCTGCATCCCAAACCGTCCAGGGTGATTCAATCTTTTCTTTCCATTGATACCGTGAAACCGATACCGGTACTTCTGCACCCCCGGCAATCGCAGCCTCTTTTGCTCCGACCTGTACCGCACGACCTAATGCTGCTTTGGCCGTAGTCGGACCAGCACCAAAAGGCAACGAATACATAAATAAAGGGTCTTTAACGTGAGCGCCCATCATACCTATAAAAGAACCCACCGTACCCATCACACCAGCACGATCATAAACATCCTGTGAGCGTTCTCGCAAAGCCTTTAACTCCGGCTTTTTGTCGGCAATCATCTGGCTATATGTTCTTAACCGGGTGTCATCAGGGTGCTGCTGCCTGAGTTTAATAATCAGGTCTTGTTCCGCATCGAGGTCGCGCAGATCAAGGTCAAATCCAGCCACCTCGTTGCCGTAGTTGGATAAGGTATCGAATCGTGCTTGCCCTGTATATTCGTGCAATGCGGTGTAAGCATTATTAACATCCTCCATCATCACAATAGATTCTGAGTTGCTTAGATTCTCATTGACCTCATGGTCATAAGCCACATCAATATTTTCAAAGAACCCGGTATCTTCACCTAGTTCTTTCTCTGAGTCGTAATCAAAGTTTAGTGCGGATTGATGGGTCCAACTCATAGATTAGCGTCCAGGATAAAGGGCAAAGGATTACCCTTATCGTCTTTGTAAATACTATTAATTCCAATAGCAATGCCACTTCGCCCGATTGTCTTAACGTAGTATCGACCCGGACCCTCTGGAACTAATACACTGTTAGCCAACCTTTCTTTTTTAGCGGCAAGGGTGTTTGTTGGTAGGCTCATGCCCTCCACAGCGCTGTTCGGTGGATTGTCGAGGAACTCTTGAAAGGACTTTTCATCTCTACCTTTCGGTAACACCACTTTATAACTTCCCATCATACCGATGCCCCAGGTCATTACGCTGCCCTCATAGATGCCACCAGTGACCTGTGTGATTGCTGTGTTAAGCATATCTTCATCAATATACTTGGCGTTGTTCTCATCAATCGGGTCGTTCTGTACTCTCAGCGATATAAGTGCCTGAACTGCTTGCGTGTATGCAGCAGTCGCAACCATGTTGTCACCATAAGCACCACCAATAGCCGCCCTCACCACACCCTCAAGACCGGTAATCTTCGGTTGAGTTTGCTGCATACTCATACCGCGCAAGATACTCTGGGATGTTACCTTGCCTGTTTCGGTGTGTGCTAAGTCACCAATGACCGCATAAATCCCTGATTGCTTATCTTCTGCAATGTCTTGCCAGACTTCCATCGAGCGATCACCGAACAGATCATTAACGCTGGTTATCCGATCCATCATGCCTTTATAATCTGCATCTTCTTGGTTCAGCATGAGATTTAATCCTCTACTGATCTCACCGGCCTCGCCTGGTGTCACCAATGGAATGATACGATCCAGAGTCTTTTCATATTGTGCGACTCGCTCAATCCTTGCCGAAATAGCCTGTTCATCTGGTTTAGAGAGATCAATCGGTTGGAACTCTTGACCAAAGAAATCATCAAGGAATTGCACCCCTTGATCTTTCAATGCAGAGTCAAAGTTAGCAGCAGCCTTGTTGTAGATGTCTTGCTCTACGAGTGGCAACTTATTTAATGTGTCAATCCTCTCACTTGAGGATGCTGTCACATATTCATGAATTAACGGTTGGCGTTGAATCGCATCAAGGTATTTTTTCTGTTCTGCCTCCGGTAACAATTCAAGACTCTCAGTAACCTGAGTTATCTCACTCATATCCACCGGCTGACCGTTATTTAATTCGTTGGTCACTGTTTTTGCTTGAGTCTTTGCTGATGCAACCAGTTGCTTGTTCTGACCTTTCTCCAACAGAGCCTTGTTTCTTCTGAAACTCGCCTCTTGGTTACGCAGAGAAATCATCTTGGCGAGCATTTCCTGTTTACTCATCCCTAACTCTTTGTCACCTACCTCAGAGTTTCGGAACTTATCAATCTCTGCCTGACCTTTCTCTAAACCATCTGGCTGGCTAAGTGTTCGCGACAAAGCACCGAGGAACATATTGCTGTGATTCTGGTTGGTGATCTTGGCTATCAGTTTGATTGAGTCGGCTTCACTGATGACCGGTTGACTGCCATCAGATGGGTTGGCATATTCTTCGATCTCTCCTTTCAGGCTATTAAACAAATGAGCCGCTTTTTCGTCATTACCCTCAAATGACGCATCTTTCAACTCAGTTAATCGTGTCTCTATACCGACCAACACCTCTGCAACATTAGCCTCAAAGTCGGCCTGTTGTTTGCCAGTGATTGCTTTCGATAGATTGTTTTTGTAGTAGGCTTGCTGAACTCCTGACCATGTTTGATAAAGTTCTGGGTCTAGGGTATCGCGCATCCCCTTATCCCATGCCTTGAAAGCATTAGCCATGCCCTCCGGGTCGTTCTTGTATTCATCACGCAACCGAGCAGATTCTTTAATGATGTCCACTTCGCTGCTGTTCTTGTAAGCTGCTATTGCGGCCTTATCATAAACGTTGTCGTAAGTCGTAAAGCCTTTCTTCAATGACGGCTTCCCTGACTGCCCAGCCATCATGCCAGCAATGGTTGCCTCTTTCGTGACCTCTTTCTCTAGGTGCTTAAAAGCCATGTCACCGATCTTACTGCTAATCTGCCCGACTTGTTGCCATTGGCGCTGTACTTGATTACTGGCCACATCGACAGAGTTGCCAAAGTTGAGTATTGTCTTTTGCTGATAACGTGCCATTACTATTTCCCGAATACTTGACTGTAGGATGGGGAGTTGACTGACCGAACAGATGGTTTTGTTGAGCCAGCACTACCAGCACCCAACGATGCAAGGCTCCCGATTGCACTGATCCCTGTTGCAGCAGCACCTAAATAACCAGCGTTCTTAGCAACTTGGCCACCGTATAACATCCATGCTTTGTTTGTGTCTGTTGTGCCGCGATCCATACTGGCATCGTAAGCGTAATTGCCCATGTCAGATTTCAACATATTCAACTGTGAACCCTCATAGGCCCGAACTCCACCGGCTGCACTCATTGCATTCTGTGATGCCATCGCTTTGAGTAGTTGCTTTCGCCTGGTTATCTCTCGATCTTTGGCTGCAAATTCTTCTTGATCTGCCTTGGTTTTTGCTGCATTGTCAGCAGCTTCACCCTGGGCAACTGCTGAGTAAATACTAACGCCAGTACTAGCCACAGTAGTTACAACCAGCGCCACCGCAACGTATGCAAAACTCATTTCACCACCTCTAATGTTTTCTTTTTCATTACTTCAATCTCCGGTCTACCAGGTTCAACCAACTCATCGACTGCTTGCTCTGGGTCGGTTGCATCGGTTGCGTGAACAGTCACCCAAACGCTATCAGTGTGCGAATAAACAGCGCGTTTAGTACCCTTACTCGCTTTGATAATCTTCGGAGCAGTTAAGGTTTGCATACCGTCATCGGTTAGCACCGATATAGTTCCTTGCATCAAAAAACTCAAGTGGTCTTTCTTATGAACTTTACCGGTTGCAGCAACGCCAGCCGGGATAAAGATCGCTCGACCATACAATCCATCACTAAAATAATGGTCCACTTCTAAATCAATCTGTGGTTGCTGGGCCATCAATTCTTCTAGCGCCTCAACATCATCCCTAGTGGTTGCAATCTCGGTCATGCTTCAACCTCTAATGACAATCCCATTAACAACATCGGCAAGGGGTCTTTCTGACTAATTGTTATTTGTGCTAATTCGGTCCAACCCATCTTTGAAATCTCTTTAATGCCGGTATAGGGTGTTATCACTGCATCTAAAGCATCACCCAAAAGTCGGTCAGGTAGTAACTCGTCATCAACATAAACACCAAGTGATCCGTGTAAATTGAGAATCGCCCGGACAATGCGTTTTTTCCGCATTAGAATCGGACCGTTCTGAAAATCCATGTTCAATGGCATGGTCTTAACCACCACATCATAATCAAGACCAACCTCAACATTAACTGCGGTGCGGTCAATAGTAATTGAGCCTGATGCCGGTGTTGCATTGTCCAGCACTGAACCATCAGCCTTAACCCGGCAAACTTCACCGTTAAGATGCGCTAGTCCGGTCACTGTTGAACTGTTAGCCGTAATGGTTACGCTGCAATCGGTGTACTCACTGGTTGAAACTTTCTCCAGGAATCGTGTTGCTACGCCATTGATCGTTCTGCTGACTACAAAATAGACTTCATCAGCATCAATCACGGTCACTGCTTCAATGGTTCCGGCAGTCACCCACTGAGTCCATGCTGAAACTTCTTGATGCCGCAGCATATTGAATACGGCCATTGTGCCGTCAGCGTTAACCAGTAGAATGTAATTAGCAGTATCACCAGTACCACGATAGAGCGCCATGTCTACCGGGGCATTAATCAAGTGACTCGCCAACAGTGATGCGTTTGTGCTGGTATAACTGTCCTCGGTGTAGCTAAATACAAACTCCCTGACAGCCTCTTTAGTTTTGTCCAGGAATAAGGTTGCCCCATCAATCGACACTGGCCTGAGATTCGATGAGCCGTACTGCGTTTGTCTTTTAACTGCTATCTTTTCCGGTGTGACAGGTGAACCATCCACCATAAATTCACCACCGGTTGTGAATATCTGTAAGTGCCGCCCGGCATAGAGTGCCGTGATAGCGTTAACCTGATCGGTGTCCAACGTGATTGCAATTGATTCATCGTCTAACCCCGACCCCTGATTGAATGAGTAAAAGTCGTTAGTGACCGAACCCCAAACGGTCTGTGGTCTTTTTGTTGACCCACCAAACCAAAGTCGGGCCTGATAGAAAGTGGCGTGTTTCGGCCATCCTCTGACAGTGGACCAGACCGGTTCCGCAACCATCGCATCACCGGCTAAAACATTGCCCTCAGTAGGACTACTAGCCGCATCTTCTAACCAGGTGTCTAAAACTTTGATCGTTGCACTGGTGCTGCTGGCTACTGCGGTGATTCTGCCTACCCCTCGCTCACCGGCCGCCCAGGCATCGAATATGCCACCAACGTGCTTGGCTTCAAATATTGCAGCAGATGCCGTCAGTGTGATTGATTCGTGCATCTTGTGTCGATTCGCACCGAGTTCAAAAGTTAGCGTTGAATAGTCATCATCGAAATCGAACCCTGGCAAGTCTTTAAAGGTGATGTCGCTCAGTGTCCAGTTTGTATGCGTGGACCCTCTGACTAACTTAGCCGGTGGATGAGATTCATGGCAGATAATCATCGTATCTGCTGATTGGGTCCATCCCAACTCAAATAGTTGTGCAGTGGTATAAGTGGTGGTGACAGTTGCCTGACTGACTCCATCTTTGTAGATTTCGATCTGATTGTTACTGAAAGCAATCAGGTAGGTTTGTTCTGTGTTGAAACTGAAACTGGCTAATCGTGTTTCTGAGGATAAGGTATCCAGATACACCATGCCGGGCCGTCTTGATACGCCACCTTGTGGAGTGGATAAGACATTCTTCGCGGTCGCTGCACCTTGATAATACTGCTTAACATCAACCCTTGCGGCTAACCTGGGATCAAGTTCCCCGGAGTTAAATGTTGTCTGTAATTTTATTGCTCTCGGCATTATCTTGCTGCCCAGAGTTGGTTATCTGCTACGGCATCAGGCGGTCGTGAACTCGCATCAGCAAACTTGGCTTGCCGCATTTGAGCCTCATAAAATTGTGCGTAAAGTTGTCCTTTAGCGCTGTTGTCTGTCACTGGTACAGCGAACTGTGCAGCCAGATACATTTCCATCAACTTAACGAAATAAGCCGGTAGTGCCGTTTCTGCTGGTTTAAAAATATAGTCCAGTGCTAGAGATTGTTGGTCAGAGTAGATTTTATCCCCGAATATTTCATAATCTGATTGCGGTATGACCCGGTTCGCAACCATGTAATCAGCCGGTAACTGATAGGCATATTTGAAGTCATTGATCGGTGTCGCTGTCAGTCGCGACAGTGTGACTTTGCCACTAGCAAAACGCCAACGATGCAGACTTAAAAGGTTTTCGTAACTGGATTGGTATAGGTTTGATGCGACTAAAGCGCCAGCACCACCCTCGGTAAAACTGGATATGGTTCCATGCCCGATTAAGAGCAGCGCATTGGAACACATTGATATATCTGTTGCCATTCTTGGCTCCTAAGAGCGGACCAACCACCACATCCGGAAAGTGGGGTAAATGCAGTGGCGGTCCTAAAGGTTACTTGCTTATTCTGCCCATGAAACAGAAACGATACCGTCACCATCTCTAGCGACTGCACCAGCTTTCATCACACCGTTACATAACCAGGATGTTTTCTGTGCGATGTAATTCACTTCGGTCTTGATGTCGATCCCGACAGCCAAACCTAATGCTGATTTGTGATAACCAAATCCCTCACGAACAGATGAGGCTATATCTAAACCTCCCTCAGTGCGTGATTCTATGGTGTGGAATTTGAAACCCATGAATGTGTCAATGTCACCGGCCATCAGTGCGCGGACATTATTGTAATCAGCGCTAGTGATCGTTGAATCACCCAGCATATCTTCCATCCCGGCAGCAGATACAACGAAATGACGATCCCCAGACGGAACCCCCTTATCGTTTAACTCCTTGCCAGTTTGAATGATTTTAGCCAGGGTTAAGCCAGTTGATGCTGATGCTATAGAGGCTGCTGGTGTTGCAGCATCGAGCGCGTCTAAGATCAACTGGTCAAGTCTGCGACCTAATGCACCAGCGATTGTTTGCGCTAACTCTTGACGCTCGTCAAAGTTAACTTCAGCCTGGTCAAAGATGTCACTGTACTCTGGTGCGTTCCAGTTTGCTAAAGTACAACTGATTAAGCTATGAGATACGCCCATTGCAACAACATCTGCTGATGTCGCTTTCTGGTTCGCAAGGCCTTTGCCCATTGCTCTGAATTTGTAGATGTCACCGACAACGCCATTGCGTACTGTTACAGTATCGCGTAGTTTGCCGGCAGCTTGGAATGCGTGTTTTACTTCGGAATCGAACTGCTGTTGTGCAGCCGATGATAATGATGCGGACATAATTGTTCCTTGTGTTTGTTAACTACAACCAGACTTAGTGCCTGGCAACTCGTTTTGGTACGGGTATCCGTTTAAGGGCCGTGTGTACCGCTTCAAGTTGGGCCAATGCGTGTCCGCAAGGGGTATCCAATTTTTAGCTGGATTAGGGTATATTATACCATACTTCGGTTTTGATCTAAATCACTCGCTAGGGTACTTCTTCTGAAATCCCTCAGTCGCTTGTTTTCGCCAGGCCGGTGATTCTTTATAGCGTGGGTCTGCAACCATTGCATCTAAGTCCTCTCGCGAAACCCCGGTGTTCGCTGTTTTGGTCGTATCAACCATTGCTGCGTTCTTAGTCTTGCCGATAATAGAGGTCAGCACTCTGACCTGATCTGCTGTGGTTGCCATACTCCGATAAATGTCCTGTTCATCTGCCGTTAAATGGGTGTTGCCCCATTGGGTTAACCCACCAAGCATTGCCGGGCCTTGTGGACCCAATGCCTCCATCTCAGCTTTATGAGTCTGTTGAAGATTCTCAGTCGTGTGCTTGAGCCAGCCATGAGTCAACGCATCGAACATATCCTGATTCATGTTATGAGCCTTACCGATCTCGCGGATGAACTCAACTGATGGATCACCATCGTTCAACCATGCTGAACCATCCGGCCTCATCCCCATATCTTCCGGGGCCGACAAGGTATATTCTTCTGGCGCTCCAGTGAATCCACCTAGCCTGGTCGATAGTTCGTTATACCCTTTGGCTTGCTCTGCGACTGAATCATACTTATCACTGAACCAATCCGGTCTATCACCCTCACCAGTGACCCCCTCGGATAACATCCAGGCCGGTGTTTCGGTTGTTTCAGTAGATTCTTCTGTTGATGCTGGTTCAGCACCGTCCATTAAACTCATTTCTTCTTCCATAA